CCAAATATTCGTAATTTTCCACGGCAAACGACACGGCGTTAATAGTGCCCCTTAACAGGCCCTCCGTACGTTTGCCCATATCGTTAATAGCCATGTCTATTCTGTCCAGCAGGATGCTGACCGATCCCTTCAAAGTGCCGGATATTGCGCCCATGAGTCCGGCAAACTTGCCGCCCTCATTTGTCATGCTCTCGATGGCAATCTTGATATGTTCAAATCCCACCTTGCCCTCGCGTACCAAATCGCCGACGGCGTCCTTTGCCACTCCAAACTGCTTGGCCAACTCCTCCGCTACCGGTATGCCTCGCCCCATGAATTGTCGCATGTCCAAGGCAAATACGCGACCCTGCACCATGGTCGTGCCATATAAATAAATCAGGTCGTTTAAGGGTATGGAAAGGCCGGCTGCTATATCGCCCAACCGGAGTAAGGTCTCATTGACCGTCTCCGCGCTTTCGCCGTAGGCCAATAGCGAAGTGGCCCCTTTGCCCACCTCTTGAAGCTGGAGCGGCGTGGTTGCGGCGGTGTGTACCAGCTGCTCCATCAGTTCGACGCCCTTAGCCTCGTCGTTAAGGAAAGTCTTAAGGCTGACCTCGATCGCTTGGAACTCTCCGCGCACCTCTATCAGCTTTTTGGTGAATGCCACTATGCTGGTAACGGCAAAGGCCGCGGTGATAGCACTACCTATCCGGTTGAAGGACTGTTGCATCTTTACGCCCTCGGCCTCCACCGACTTCTGCATGTTACCGGCGCTCCGCTTTACGTGTGAGGCCCCGGCATCGAAGCTCTTAACGTCCATCACGGCCGCAAATACAATAGGATTTCCCTCAGCTCCCATATATTAACTCTCTCAATTTCTGTTGATTTTTAGGATCGTCGCCATCGATCCTCTCGCTATCTTCCAATTTGCCCGATTTGTCAGGTTTATCGTCAAAATCGTAACTCGGTAACGATGCGCTGTAAAGCACCACGTCGAGCCATGTGTGATCCAGCACGGCGTCGGGCGTCACTCCGAAATTCTTTGCAAACCCCGCTATCAGCGCCCAGATGCTGTCGGATCGGTTTTTGTCTCCACCCCCCTCGTTGCCCTCAGTATGTTGCTTGCGCTCAGGAAAGTGGTAATGCCGAAAAAATACCCCACCTCCTCCGGCGCCAGAGCCGTGTCGATTATCACATGAAGCTGCGAAGGATAAAGGTCAAGTGCGGCGTCGGCCAGCCGTCTGAACTGATGTTTTTGCCATAGCGTCCCGTCATTCTTACCGCGCTGCAAAAGTAATAATGCCATTATGTCACCGAGCGCTCCACACTCACGCGCCCTGTCGATCGTAGAATTGGCGCGATCCTCCTCTTTTATGATCTCGTCAAAAGTCGGCAGCTCCGAGACCTGCGCCGATAACCGGATGAGCGTGCGTACAGTGATTGGTTTCAGCGTATAGGTCTTTCCTCCCACCACCACTGTTTTACCCTCCCGCAAAACGGCATCCGCCGCCCTCTGCTCTATTGTTTTTGTTTTTTTCGTCATTTTTTGGAAAAAGGGCGCCGAGGCTGTTACGCATCAGACGCCCTCGGAGGTGTTAATTGAAATGAATAAAACTTAAATATGAAGAAATTATGTAGCCGTGTAAGGCTGCAAAGTCTTACCTGTAGCGGGTCTTAAACCGTCAAAGGTATATTTCACGCGTTTACCGTCAGCTGCGGTGTAAAGCGTATCAACCGATACCGAGCACTTTGGCATGAAGATGCCCTCGAGTGTGGTATCTTCCGGAGTGATCCGGATGCCATAGATATCGTTCACCACGCCGTCGTCTATGTCGGCTTCGGGAATAGGCTGCGATTCGCCTTTCTTCACGTAAAGCTCAAAAGTCAGCTCATACTTGCTGCGTTTGTACTTCACATCGATAATCTCTCCGCCCTCTCCGTAGGCTTCCTTTTTGTCGCCCTTTGTGGTGCTGAGGTCTGTGGTGTCTTCTTTAGGGTTGTATACCGTATTCCAGCCCGTCTCCGGACAGGAAGTGTCGGATGCGCCCCATTTTACTATCTCAATCTTGGGCTTTCCCCATGATACAATAGCCATTATTATTTACTCCTCTGTAAAAATTTTGAAATCGAGTTGTGCTACTACTCTGCTAAGATTTATATCCTCGTCATCGTCAGTCTGAATCATATCTGATTGACTCCATCGAATATCGCGCGTTGACGCCGTCACCGGTAAGCCGCTTAAAAACTCTTGCATCATGACTTCTATCTCATTGCATCGAGTGATGTTGCGTCCATCATCGCCATTGGCATTCGTTATCCATGGTACAAATACGGTTATCAGCGCCGTGCCTCTCTGCACCTGTGCAGCCGTTCCCATTTTAACCATTACGACGATATCCTCTTTATCGCTTTGAGGCGGCCTTTGTCCTTTTTTGTAAAGGCACCCTGAAACGAACCCCGGGAGTGGGCTGTTTTTGACCAGCTTGTAAAGTGCGCTTTCTACCTGTCCGTATGTTTTGGTCATGTGATTGCGCTCCTTTTCATCTTATCTTCCATCTTTTTGAGCCCCTCGACCATTTTGATCTTAGCCGTGTCAAACACGTTGTAACCGCGTCGTGAAACATATCCCGCGTACGGCATCCCCGCGCATGCCACGATCACGATGCCCTCTCGGTATTTTTGCATTGTCTTTGCAATAACCGCGGCCGAGGTGTCTCGCGCCTCCTGAGAGGCCTCCGGATTAAGGCCGTTGACTTTTTGGGTTCCATCTATATTGACTTTATAACCCAACGAGCCGCGAAGATTTTTTGTCCGGTCGGTCCAGTTGCCCACATCCTTTCTGCGCTGCTCGTTGATAGCGTCCTCGGCTATATATGCCACTCTACGGCTAAGAACTTTTTTGCTCCTCTCCGCATATTGCTGCATACGCGCCTCGATTTGTTGCAGTGGTGTAAGCATCTTAAGTGCCATTGGCTTTATCCCCTCGTTATAGTCTCGATATGACGTGTGAATATTTTACGCTCCGACTGGCTGACGGCGAACTCGCCTATCATCTCCATTTCAGGTGTGAATAGCTGAACGCGCTTTGTGAGCCTTACGTCCTCCTCAGGGTAGTCACAAAGGATTTTGTAAACCGTCACCGGTATGAGGTCTGCATCCTTACGCCTCTGCAGCTCCTCCGTGATGTCGCGGTAGTTACATGGCATAGGCTCGCACCATAATGACGCGGCCGATATAGGGTTGCCGTGTTCGTCAAAGCCCCCGCCCTCGGTGCGCTTTAGGAATGATACATAGCCGTTATAAGTGATAATCATAGCCTATCTCCCATATATCCGAATTGGTCACCGGCGAGGTCTTCTCCCGTTTCTTTCAGCAAAGCTGCACCCTTTTTGCGTATATAGGCGCGCTCCGATGGACTAAAGGAAAAATGCACCTCTCCTTGGACGATATTAGGCGCCTCACTCAGCCATATGTACAAGTCGGCCATAGCGCGCTTATAATTAGCCCCCTTTGCAAGTGCAAGGGTGAAGTCCGCCCCCGCGTCCACCCCGCGAGCCATGCAGATGGTCTGCACGGTCGCAGGAGGGATCGGATATGAGGAAATTGCCACTAAGGCGTCTTGTATAGTCATAGCAAAGTAGTAGCGTTAAATGTTTTTCACCAAACGTCGCCGTCGGTCTTCAGGTAAATATTATGATACGCGGTATCCATTACCGGAATAGCATCGGCTTCGCCGAGGGTCTTTTCCTGATATGGATCGTTCTCAGAATATTTAGTGATAGTGGCAAGCGTGCGCTCTGCTATAATAGCCTGTTTTGCGTCTTTTCTTAACTTCGAGTATTGGGTTGAGCCTAATACCAAAGTAGGCGAAAATACGATGCGGCTGTCTGCAAAAGGGTTGATCACCGACTCATCATTGCCGATCTCGCGGGTGATCTCAGTGTCAACCACCACTATCTGCAATCCGTTAACATACGGCTGCTTTGCAAGCCATGCGTTGATTGCCGCGAGGTCTGGCACTTGCGAGATGTTGAGTGCATTGGCTGCAAACGATGCGGCGCCCTTGATCACCTGATCCATGCTCTGTACATTATAAAACTCAAAGAGATTCATAAAGGCATACTTTGGTGTGAATCCGCGAGCCTTACCTGCCTGCACGGCAGCGGCACATGCGCCTATGAAGTCGGCTGTATCCTTTTCGGTAAACGGCACATTCACTGTCTGCTTTTGTTCATCGTCAACCTGATAATCGAGGTCAAATTCTGTCGCTATACCGTCGTTGTTTGCTCCGGTAAATCCGAGCTTACACGCGTTGCTCAAAATTGCCCATGCGAGGTATTCCATCTCGGCATGGATTCCGTTGAAGCAAAACTCGGCATCATCGGCCCAATAACGAATAAGCTCTTGCGCATCGGCGTTGCCTGCCAATGCAAGTGCGATCTGGTAGTTTTTGATGTCATCGCGCTCCATCTTTCTGGCGATCTTGATGTACGGCAGATCTCCTGTAGCGCTCTCGAAAAGTGGACGCCTTTTGTATCTGGCGGATGAGTTATCTGCTACGATGTCGGCGGCCACGTTCTTGCGGCGGCTTTGGCTTTTCAACGTCTCCCATTTAAACGTAATATTTGACGTCAAAGGGAAGTAGTTGGCGTATTTGAAAGTTGCCGGAAGGTTGTCAATGAATATCTGTAAGAGTTGAGGGTTATTCCTCAATCCCAATATAAGAGTGTCAGTCATTTATATTTCTACTCCATGCCTAAAAAATGATGGGAATATTTATGATACCTTTTAGGTCATCATAAAATTGTGGAGGCAGATTTGGAATTCGTGTAACCCCTTGCACCCACGCGTCTGTAATAACGTTGTCATCAGGCTTGATGGCTACGCCCGTACCAGTTAGCGCAAAGGCTTTATTTTTATCAGAATTCTGAGAGTCTACCACTGACCAATATTCGTAACCTGTCAATCCCGGAATCTCTTTGTCAAGTGTTAGGGTGTCGTTGTCTTTTTCTAAGACTGTTGCCGAGTCTACAAAAACAACTGTTTTAACGCCATTAATTACAGTCTCCACATAAACGTTGATTACATCACCCGCCTGAACGTTGTAGATATCGCCATTAATCCACAACATATTTTGAGCGCTGTTATATCCTGCAACACCCCCATGTTTGATCACATAACAGATGCCATCGATAGGCCTCGTTATAGGTGTACCCTCTGGAAGGAAATCTACGCCTTCTAACCCCTGTGTGCTAATACACACGCCTCCGGGAATGTCGGCTATTTTTTTCAAAAAGACGGAAGGCCTTTTTGTGTCCTTGCGCCTTTTAACTGTCATTGCCATAATTTTTTAATCTCCTTAAAATAAATTTTTAATAAGGTTTTTTGTCTTTCGCCTCATCGCCTGCCGCCCTTTCGGATACGGCCTTTTTGAGCGACTCCGGCACTTGGCCCGACCCGCCTCCGCCCCCTGCCGGTGGACTGAACAGCCCGCCCTGACCTTTGTTGCTTTTGATAAGCTCGTCAGCATCAGCCTTGATACCCACGAGCCAGCCGTCAAAGTCGGCATCGTCCTTGAATTGATAGCGTCCGAAGTCGTCCGTGATGCGTTTCGCGTATTTCTCCGGTGCGCCCTTAAGGGTGCTTTGCAACTTCGTTGTGCGTTCATTGACTACGCGCCCCTGCTCTATATTATCGAGACGTTTGTTAATTGCCTCCAATGCTTTCAGTGTCGCGTTGTCATGCCCGTCTGTGTCTGCTGTATCGGGTTTATCTTGACCCCCCTTGTCAGGGTTGTCATCACCGGATGGATTAACCGCCTTGCCGTCTTTGAGATTATGCCTTTTCTCATAATTGGCTACAGCTGTTTGAGAAGCCTCGGTGACGCGGCTCTCGGTATATTGGTCGAGTACGTCTTGCATGGTGAGCGCCTCAACGGCAGCCTTGGCGGCGTCCTCTGTGGTTGCAGTCTTCGCGAGCTTTGCTGCTATCCTGCTTAAAATGTCGGCCCTCAACCCCTGAAACTTAGTTGTCAAAAGCTCTAAAATTGTTTTTTCCATGGTGTTCCTACAATATTTGCCCAAATATAATAAATAATTTTAATATGGCTTATCACATAAGCCTTTTTTTACAAATTTTTCAAAATATCGTTTACGATCTTGCGGTTGTCACTCAAAAAGTAGGGTAACTTTTTGGCCGTCACGATACGCTGCTTGTTAGCCCTCACCCACTCGGTAAAAATTGGAGGCATCTCTTTGACCCGATTGCGGCTATAGCTCGATGCCCTTTTGCCTGCCATAATCAAAGCGTCATCTCTGTCCATCTCTGCCTCTGTCTTGAGAATTGACGTCATCTGACAAAGGCAGTTAGG